ATACTCACCAGACCCTATAGCTACATCAGCTGCTACACCTACATTCCAACCGTCATCAGCCATTGCTTTAGTGATAGGCGCACCAGCGAAATTTTCGTCGATACCCACCGCATCATTTACAGCGATTGCTGAACTAGCAGAAATATATACTGCTTCTCCGCCATCAGGCAGAACACCTTTTGTGCCAACAGCAAAAGTTGCTGTAGAATCACTTCTATCTAGTTTTGCTCCTATTGGAGACTGTATGTTACTTGCCATAATTTAATCTCCTTTACGCTTTCACCAAGCCTTGTAGAGAACGGTTACTAACTGTTAAGTTTCCTTGCCAAATAACAGGAATAACAACCGCATCTTGGTTAATAGATGTTTTCTCAGAAACTTCAGTCATGTTGGCATCTCTGTGGATAACCAATTTTAAGAAGTCTGAATTTACGAAGTACATATGTGCTGCTGGAATACCTGACCCACCATCAAAAATGACATCAGCATTTTTGTATTTGAGAGAGATAAATCCACCAGTTGCGTCGTTGACATCAGTGTATCGTTTGATGTCTGTTAAGGACTCTTCATAAAATGTGAAGTAGTCGTTAGAAGATACAACTAAATCAGGTTGATCATTTCCTCTGGACAATTCTAAGTACAAAGGAAGCATCAAAGACTGGATAGTTGATTTACTCGGTGTGATTGCACCACCACCTTGAAGTGGGGAAGCAGCACTTTGTAATGTTGATTTCCAGAATGTGTAAGTAGAGGAGTTGATACCACCAACTGTTCCTGTACCAGCATCGGAAATTACAGCTTGGAGTCCACCCATTTGATTGGATGTTGTACCATCTGAATACATATCAGATGATAGGTTGTTTGCAAAAGTACGCATAGCGTTGGTAATTCTAGCTTTTGCAAGGTTGATAATTTGGTTCTTTCCAGCATTTTGACGAAGTTCTAAACCACTCGCTGTTACATGAACAGCTGACTGTTTCCAGTCAAATTTCGCAGCCGAGATCACATCTGATGCTGATACGTTGAGTACATCGTAGCCAGAGTAGCGTTGATATGTGCTATTCTCGGCATAGTCGAGTGGCTCTACGATTTCGTATCCACCATCAAGAACTTGGATACGTCCTTTCTCGCTGATTCTTCTCCACAAAGCATTATTATTGCTTACATTGTCTGCAAGTGATTTCTTATGCTCACGCAATGTGGTGGAGACAATCTCTGTAAACGTACTATTTGGAGATGCCATTACTTATCCTTTCATTGCTCGGTCATACGCTTTGGACATCGTTTCTTCCATTGTCAGTTTTGTTTCTCCTTCAACGGAGTTTGTCGCACTTGCTTTGACATTGGATTTTGCGGCACGTTTTGCTTTAGCAACATCGCTTTGATTGGTTTTGATTCTTTTTTCCGAAGATGCTTTTTCCCAAACTTTGTCGTTCATACGAATTGCTTTTTCATAAGCGTCAGGTAAATCCTTTGCAATGTTCGATCCAATGAGTTGCCCCATTGTCTCTCGCACTTCTTCAAAGTATTTATATTCCTTGTTGCTTGAGAACTGTTCTATTTGGGATTGCACTTCATTTTTCAATTCCGAATCTCTTACTTGTTGCTGTTGAGCAATCTGTGCTTCCAACTGCGCTAACCTGGTTTGTGTTTGTTGATCGACAGGAGCAGGAGTGTTTGTAGATCCATCTCCCCAATCCTCATCGTCATAGTTAGTTTCCATATCCATTAAATCTATTCCTCTCTGTTTGGCGAAAAATTTTATAAATCCCACAGGATCGTTGGCGGCATAATCAGAATATTTGAAGAGATCAGCGATTGCTTGAGCATCAGATAGTCCATTTGTTTGCAACCCTTCACGACGTGGCTGTAAAATTGTTTCCAAACCTTCGTAATACTTTCTTGCTTCTGCTACTTGTTGGGATTTTTGAGTTAAGTATTTTTCAACATCTTTCTCTCGTTTCAGCACCAATTTCTGTGCTTCTGCGGTAAGAGCGTTGAACTCTTCCTTATCCTCAGAAGACCAACGATCAGGTGGTGTTATTCCCTCATCCTCAGAATCTTCTTCTTCCTGAAGATCGTCGGGCGAATCCTCATCGTCCCCCATGTCTTCTTCTTCAGATGCTTCGTCTTCTACTTCTGGAGCGTTGTCTTCTTCAACACCTTCTTCGACAACTTCCGCAGTTTCTTCAACTTCTACATCTGTTCCTTGATCAGTTTCTTCGAGTGATGTGTCGGAGTCCTCAAGACCTTGCGCTCGGTCGTAAGCAGCCGACATAGTATCTTCGATGGTTGACTGATTATCTGTATTTTCTTCGTTCATGTATATCCTTTACGATATATGGGCGATTAAAAAAAACTACACAGGTAGTATGCGATCCACTAAGTTTCGCAATGACTGGTCACGTTCTTTTTGAAAATTATTTCTGTAATTATCACTTTCGCCTTTTTCAAAAATTCTACAATTATGTTTCTTTAAATTTTCTTTATGTCCGTACCTGGAAGTCACCATTTTCCCAGTAATTGGACAATCGTATTCGTAATGCGAGTCAGTATTGACTTGAAGTCGTGGAGTTGCATCGAGATTATCCACATCTCCTAAATATTCGAGTTTGCCATTACGCATAACATATCTATGTCTAGGCATAAGACTTTCCTTTCGGTTTTTTGGCAAAATCACGAAGCTGTTTGGTAGACATCTTCGTTTTTGTCTTTTTTCCTTTACGCTTTTTGCTTAACTCGATTGCCATAAACTTTCTTTGCTTTTCAGATAACGGTGGCATTAAAATTTATATCCTTTTTACATTTCAAAATATTTTTGACCTGAAAACATATTAATAACTTTCTTCATCAACATATCTGCGATCATTTTTTTCTTTCTTCGTTCTTTTTGTGTCTTGGGAGTTAAATCTAAAAAAGAACTTTCGTATGAACTTTTAATAGGACTAATTTCTCTATGCACACGATAATAATCATCCCAAGCCATTAGTATAATCCACCCATTGGATCACCAACTTCCCTTCTTACTCTTTCCTCTCTCAATCTAGCTTCAAGTTCTTTTCTTCTTCTTTCTTCTTCCGCAGCCATAATAAGTTGATCTTTTTCTATATCTGAAAGATTTTTTCCTATATTTACTAACATAGATTCTTGGACAATATTTCCGTCAGGAGTAAGTCTATTGTATATTTCTTCGTCTACCCCCTCTATCGCTAAAGGTTCTTGGTATATATCGTCGTCTCCCCCTCCTCTAAGTTGTTCCATTTCTCGATCACTTATTACACCTTTTGGAAAATCTCTTAAAAACATTTCAAACAATCTTTTTCTTTTGTCCATATCTGGCATTTTACTATTCCTTTATCGATTTCTATTCATAGCGGCTATTTCCGCTTTTTCTAAATCCGTTTCTGACTTTTCACGTTGTATGCGTAACCTTGTTTCCATCTCTTGTGTTTCAAGATCTTGTTCCTGCTGTAATTTTTGTTGTTCTAACTGCATATTCATTTGCAGTTTCATTTTCTCGATTTCAATACGTTGCGCTTCTAGTTGCAGTCTCATTTGTTCGTTTTGTTGTTTTGCCTGTACTTCCATTGCTTTTGCCTGTTCCGCAGGATCTTGCTGTTGCTGTTGTGGTTGCTGTTGTTGTTGCATCTCTCCCTGATCCAATGCTTCTTCAACCATGCGACCCATTTGGAATTTTCTAAGAGCCGCCATAATAATTGCCTTTGCAGATTCCATTGGCAAAATTCCTGCCTGTACCGCAGGAGTAATTGCAGTTACGCTAGAAGCAATTCCTTGCAGTAAATCGTTCAATGCTCTTTTATCTTCGGCAACTTCTGGTGCAATCGTAGAGTTGGTTTCAATATCTATTCTGAACGATCTTGCTCCCTGATCTCTCATTAGTTGCATCATTTCAGGTGTCACCTGGACACCTGTCATTGCCTGAATACTTTCTGGACTAAAATGTTCTGCAATAATTTCTGCTTTTAATCGAAGCAGATTCCTTGCAAACTTTTCGACATCTTTCATTCTGCGAGACATTCGTTGTGAACCGTATTGTGCTTTGATACTTTGTGCCTGTGCAGTTTCCGATGCTTTAGAAGAACCTCTCATAATGTCGGCAATACCCATCACCTCAAATATAATCTGTTTTACCTGATCTCGTTGGATATACAGGTTTTGCAGAATTTGAGCGTGTTGACCGATTGGCAACATCCAGATTGCTTTGTCCATACCACCGTTCTGAAGTGCAATACCTCCATTTTGTGAAGGTATCATGGCGTTGTCATCTTCTCCGAACAATCGGTCAAATTCAGGTACGCTGGAATCAAAAATTCCTCTCAATTTCATACCGCCAATGATTCGGTTAATACGGTGGGTAATTAAATCCAACTCTTCCGCCTGATCTTTATACATATTGTATTCGGGAACAGGAATCAGACTGTTGGTCGTACTGATAGACATAATTGGTTCTGGAATAGGGAAAAATCCTTCTAAACCCAACGGATCTTCATCCATGCGTAATGCTTCTTCGTTAAACGAAGGAGCAATCCAGCAAACTACACGATCTACTTTATCCCACACTTCCCAAACGACCCCACGTTTCATAGCGTCACCATCATCATCGCTATATTCGTCGGATTCGTAGTTCATATTTACTTTTTCTGCTCTAGCAGCACCAAACTCTTCGATTAAATCGTCTTTTGTCATTACATGGCGGAACGCAATCCATTCCACCTCATCCCATGCACGACCTGCTCCCCTTCTAAAATCTTCCCAATGGACGTGTTCACAAACGACTTCTTCATAATATTTTTCTTCTTCTTCGGTGTAATATCCTTCGTCATCTTCCAGCGCATTTTCAGGAATTTCCAGTTCTTCTCCCATAGGAGAAAATAAAGCTATTTCCTGTCTTCTACTTCTAAATTCTGGAACATACCGAACTCTGGTTACTCCCCTTCCTGGCAATAAATAATCTTGCGTTGCTTTGACGATACGAGAATCAAAATCGTAAGCGTCGATAACATATTTTAACGCTCTTTCCAAAACTTCGGCTGTTTTTCTGCCCACAGGGTCGGCATCACCGTATCTTCTTCTCACTTCAGGAATAGGAGTGCTTCCATAAATGGCTGGCAACATAATTTCAGTGTTTGCCCATAGAATATTGAACCTTGAAGAAAATCCACCAGAGGATCTGTCTACCTGTGCTGCCCTTCTATCTTCGTCCCTATATCTTTGGACAATTTCTTTTCCTTGCTGTCTCCAGTTTTTTTCTATTTTCCCTGCCAGATCAAGTTGTTTAATCCAAAACTGCGCTTTCTCTGATCTCGGAATTAAATCCCTCGATTCTATAGTCTCGTAATCAGCCATGTATTACCCCTATAAGTACCGCACCAACTCTGGTCGGTTCGATTCTCTCAATTCATTAAATGTCGGCATCCTAAATTCAGGAACAGCATCTTCTTTCGGAATATCTGCAGGAGATACATCGTTTAACATTCTTCCGCATAAACTCAGTACATCTACCTGATCGTCGTATTTGCTGACAGGAAATTTCAACATTTCCGCAATCAGCGGAGATACCCAATATAAGTTTTTCGGAAACAAAATCATTCCCTGCGCCATACGACCTGCAAAAGAGTGGCATCGCTGTACTTTATCGGTAGAGGATGCAAATTGTTTGCGGTACACAAACGCTTTTTCCTCTC